CAAAAACCCACTATGCTCACGTATGAAATCTAATTGCGATTCACTTAAATTATTCGATACCATTCTGCGCGCATTCACGTCGCGGAAAGCCTTAATAATTCTACATACCCAACTATAAAATTCTAAATCAGTCTTAGTTTCTGAAAAAACGAAATGAGGAATTAAACCCTCAAATTCTTTTTCATCTCTAAAATGTATTGGAAATCCATCTTCGAACCTTCCACCGGCCAAATTATACGATTTCCACTGAGCACAACCAACATACGCTCCATTAAACTTCACTTTGACAAAGTCCAAAACAACGCAACGCCGCCATAAAGCTGGCAATTCCCTTATTCCATCAGTCCTAACCAGACCGCTAAGATTCATGAATTCATTAGTTGTAGCTAATATAATCTCACTATTAAAAAACTTAGTATCCTTATTTTCAGCCCTTGCACAATCTAAAGGATATTTAACCTCTGATATCATATTAATAAATGACCTCCACTGGGATATACCCTGTTGGCCAACATCATCCATATAAAATATAGTTTCATTCTCATACATATCATAAAAATCCTTGCCATCATTTACGTCCTTAATAATATGAACATACTTAGACCAAGGACACGCTTGTACCACTGCATTCATAGCTCTAGATTTTCCACAGCCCGGAGGCCCCTGGAATATTATTCCAATAGGTTCCTGACGACTACATTGTTCAAATGCCTCTATGCGTTTGACCAGTTTTAAAAAATCTAAATATACCGCCATAACTGCAGCAGATCTACGACTCCATTGTCTAAACACATCGTGCTTCAAATTATTATGAAATGTTTTAATTTTAACACGAAATGCAATCTTTGTAATTTTCTCTCCCAATTTATCTTCTCCGATAAATTTATTCATTTGATATAATTGGGCGTGTGTTGAAAATTCACCCAAACTCGTTAAATACTCCCTTATTGAATCTATAAAACCAGATTTAGGAAGCAGATCTAAAATGAAACACACGGCTTGTATAACAAGAGATATAATCTGGTGAATACCAGTTATATCATCAC